CAGCTTGTGCCATTTCATTGTGCGAGGGGTCAGCATTGACTCCATTGCAGCAGCAAAACGCTCAAGTGCTAGTCCAGCAGTCGCATCGAATACCTTTTCGGTACGCTTCTCGCCTGGCACTTTGTTTGTCGCTTGAAACCAATCCTGTCGAGGTAGCACACGTTCAGCGATTTCACGCCAATGTTCTTCCCAGACACCACGCTCAGACACCATCTGCTCGTGCTCTCGGATAATCTCGTCTACTCGTGAGTCCATATTATTCCCCAAGCAACTTTTTAGTACCTGTTACGGTTGATCCCGTTGTCTCACCAGCGAGCACTTGAGCACCTCCAGACCTGCGACGCATTTCGTCTTGACGCATACGACCCATAGCACGAGTATCGACTTCTGCACCTCGTGATGGAGGTGGAGGTGGTGGTGGTGGTGCTACCTGTGGTCTGCTAGGTGATGTCATATCAACCTCCAAGCAGTTTCTTAGTAGCTGATGATGCGGGTTCCATCTGACTCATTGTGTCAGTCAGGACTGTAGCTGCACGACCACGCCTACGCATAGACTCATCCGACATACGACGAGACTCTTGAGCTTCGTTCATTGTCGGTGGTGGAGGTGGTGGTGGTGGTGGCAATGGTTGCTTCGGCATACTTGGGGACATAACAGTCTCCTAATTAAATACTGGATAATCGGAAATAGCTTGTGCAGGACGCTGACCGACACGCTTCCCTGCTCGTCTTAATCCTTCTACAGCGTACCTAAGTGCATCAATGACATGATTTTGCTTATCTTCTAGCACAGGTAGGACTTCTCCTGTCATTTTATCTGTCTTATACGAATAAAGCGAGAGTTCGTCAATAGTATGTTTACAACGGGGATGGACGATAATCTCGTAGTTTTTGAGCCATTCGATACCTTCCTCAATACTTTTCGGGCCTTTCACCGCAGCCATAATCCTAGGAAACCCGTTCTTTTTCATGTGCGATATGGTCTCTGGTCGTGCAGAATCCGCAGTAATCGGGTATCGCTCAGACTCAGGAACAGTCATAAACAGGTCTGGAGTGTTCATAATCTCGCACCCAACCATGTATGCTTCGTACTCAACAAACAGCTTGCGACCCATAATAAAGCACCGCACGAGCACCGTAGGGTCAGACGCAAAGCCCCAGTCAGCACCAAATCTCAGGATTGCATCAGGTGGACAGACAAACTCCTCGACCTTCCAATTCCTAAATACTCGTGCTTCTGAGTTTCCAAGGTAGTCACCCATCCAAACATGACGGTACTTATCAGGATCACGATTCCTGTCGTACTCCATTTCCTCTTTGAGCACCGACGGAAACCAAGGGTTATCGCTATAGTTAACCTTGAGGACTGTCGCATCCTTTGGTGGCATCTCACCACGCAGGAGCTGGTCAATAGGATCAGTCTCGTTCTTGGGATTCCAGCTAAACCACAGCTCGGAGTCAGGTTTACGGATTGTCGGACGCAGCAGGTCAAGACTAGTCTGGGACAATGACTGTGCTTCCTCGACCCACGCACGATCAAACCCTTCAAGCGACTTGATACTGTCAGCAGTATGGTTCTGCATACCCTGAAAGATAATCATGCCATTCCCACGCTTAGACTTAATCATCACATCTTGGACTGTGAAGTAATCCTGCACTTTAAGCTCAATGATCTTGTTCTCAAGCAATCGTTTGACCGACTGGTTCAGCGTTCTCTGTATCTCTCGGACGCAGACACTAGCTTGGTTCTGATTGCGAATGTGCTCCTCAATGAGCAGCTCTGCAAAAAAGTGTGATTTACCTGATCCCCGTCCACCCCAAGCACCTTTGTATCGTGCAGGGTTTAGCAATGGGACTGCCCAGCGAGGGGTTTTAATCTTCAGAACTGTCAACGATTACCCTTTTGACTTCCTGTATCTGCAATGGCCCACCATCCGAACCCGTGATCTCTTGCTTAATCGACTCTCGGTACTTTCGAGGGAATCGAGCTGCCATCGAGCGTGACCAGATTGAGGCGTTTAACTTAGCTGCGCCTTGCTCTTCAATCATGTGAGTTTGAGCAATGGTCTCCCACCAATACTGCTCGTATTCCTTAGCTTCTTCCATGGCATGCATAAATTCTTGATGCTCATCACGCCATTTATACATAACTCTAGTGGATAACCCTAATTCACAGGCAATCTGTTCGACAGACTTTCCTAGTTTTCCAAGCTCAATGACTTGTTCGCAGAAAGCAGGATTGTACTTACTCGGTCTACCAACTGGGTTTGTCATTTCAATCTCTCTGTGCCAGGCTTCCCCGACTTCATTGCACGACTTAGCATCTTTGTACCTGTGTCAGCTTTGTTGTATTCCTTAGCTACACCTGATGGGACTCCGACTTTCTTTGCAAATTTTGGATCGTGAGCAGCCGCAGCCATCATTCTTGCTTGCGCTGGTGATTTGCTAGGCATAATCTCTCCTTATGTATCCTTATTGTATTCAACTGACTGAAGTAACGCAATTGCATTGTCAATTGACTCTATCCTAGACACGCTCCCGCCTCGCCAGTCATCGTGCCATTTAACCTGAGCTGGTGTCAGCTTTGCTTTGTTATCACGCTTAATCTCAATTAAATATGTCTTTAATCTGAATCCTACAAGTAAATCAGGACAACCTTGACCCACCATTGATAGGTCTGTAACTGTTGCACCAAGCTGTCGTAACGCTTGAACAATCTCTTTTTGGTTTACGTCTACCCGTTTAGCTCGCACAAGGTCTGCTCCAATAAATCCTCCTCAGTCACTCCATAACGCTCTGCAAACGCTTTTTTACCCAAACCATGTACTCCGCTATTCCCTGTGTGGTGCTCAGGACACAGCGGTATTACAGGTGAGTTATCACGCTTCATCCCCAACCTGCGAATGTGATGGATGTGACTAGGGGTTTCCCCTAACCCTAAGTGTCTGCATAGTGAGCACCCAAGTGCTGCTAGTTTTTCGTACTGTTTGCGCTGCGTCTTGGTCATCGCTCTAAACCTTTTTGACACCTACCGTTAAACTCACACGCTGCGGGACTCACGCAATGCTCGCACTTTGGTTTAAATGTTTGCAGGTTCACTTGGTGATCTTGTCTATCTGTCGGTTGTTTGCTTGCTCGGATCGCCAGGCGTCGAATCGCATCTGTGCTGAGAGCAATCTCCATCTTAGCAACTCCGCTTGTTCCGTTGCTTCCCCAATTCCCTTGCATAGCTGCTGGTACTCCTTTGATGCGTATGCTTCACGCTCTTGAGCACCAATGCTCGTCTCACCTGATTGCTTCATCATAATTGATTTCAGACTAGACTTGTATGATTCTAACTCTGCAAGCTGGCCCTTCGCTTTAGCATATGCGGGAGCGTTTTCCCAAATGTATTCAATTGCTGGATGTGGACTGTAATCGCTCATTTATGCACCTTTATATAGATAAATTACTAAAGATTTGACTACGTTTAATTAACATTCGTTTCTTGTGTGACTTTGCACTACGTTCTTTCTGTGTAAATGTGGGTGGTTTTGGTCTATCTGGGTTACTCCCCGCTGTGAATACAGGTCTAAGGTAATACCTTTTACCCATAGAATGTCGCTTAAACCCGCAAATGTATATACGCTTTCCATACAGTTTTGATGTGCGTTTCAGTCTGGTCAACACGCTTGCTACGTTATCGTGCGTTAAATCTAGCGCATAACAAATCTCAATCTTGGTCAGCTCTTGGTCTTGCAATAGCATCAATATTCGGTCTGTAGTGTTGCCCCAACTTCTTTGCATTCTTTCATTAGTTTGCACATTTTGCTCCAAGCATCGTCCCATTCATGTACATCGTCTGCATAACCAAGCTCTTTAGCTGCCGCCACTAGACGCTGATTAAGGTCTGTCAATCGATTAATCTCATCAATTAAGGGCTGTTGGGTTACATCAAACAAGTCTGGCTGATTCATACTGTTCTCCTTACGGGTAGCACAACAACCAAGCTTCCGTTGACTACACGCAGAGTGTGTCTGTACCAACTTGCTCCGTATCCGTTCATGTGTTGCGCTCCTTTAGTTTGGTTTCGATAGCACGGGCGAATTCAATCAATCCTTGTCCTGCGTTATCTGCCTCAAATATTTCTTTCTCCGTCAGCCCGACCCACTCTTTGCGTGATGGTGCGGCGTAGAGTGGTTTGCATTCTTTACTGTTTCTGTTGAATTTGATGTAGATGCAGCAAAAGCTGCTGCCACGCCCGCAATTGCTGTTCCTATCAAAATATATGGATTTGCATTTGCTACGAAATTGAATGCTCTTTGTGCAATTGCTGAATTTTGTATCTGTGTTTTAAGAACAGCAAAAGTATCTCCAAGCTCCCCTATCTGACCAACAAACTGACCTAACGCCATTAACGATTGTAACTTAACAAGTGTTTTAGTGGCATCTTCGCTTGTTAATCCGAATGCCTGCAATGCGCCTTGCCCGGCTGCAAAGCCCGATATAATTGTTTGTGATAAATTTAAAAATGCTTTTGCTTTAACATCCGGGTCAAGTAATGAAATTGCTTGCTGCAAATCTTTTAATTCAGCTTTGCGTTTACCTGCTTCAGCCATTGCAATAGAAAACTCTTTTGTTCCTTGCCCTGCTTTTATGGCTGCGTTGGTGTAATCTTTTATTTCTTGTTTTAACTTTTGTAATTCTGTTTTTTGTTTGGCTATATTAACGGTAGGCTTTGAATCAGAAATAACCTTATTGGCTTTCTCGGCTGCTACCGCTGCCTCTTTATACCCTTCCGTTTGTGTAGCGGTTGCCTCCTTTGATTTTTTAGATAAATCATCGTAGGCTTTGCCAATGCCACCAACGCCCTGAGTGGCTTCATTTACGCCTTCGTTTATTATCCTAAGTATTACGTCAGCCATTTACCAGTTTTTTGTTTGCTTTAAACACATGGAAAAATTCGTGCGTATCCATCCGGTTCAGCTCTCTATACTGAACTGCATCACCTTTTGCAATACGCCACAAAATATTTGTCCATTGGGTGTCCATCAATTCTTTTTGCTTGTTAATTGGGATTTCTTTTGACTGCCTGTTTCCTTTTGCATTGAAGAACTCTGGGAAATTATTTTGAAGGCTAGTGAAAAGTCCGGTATAGAATTGATGGCTAATTGAAAAAAAGGGAATACATCTAATTTAGCTGCCTCCCAATCAGCAATTTTTTCTTCGATCATATCATCGTTGATAATGCTTTCGTCTTCACCATCTGCGTTAATAAATAATGTGCATAGCTTTAAAGCCGGTATTTGCCTTGATTCTACGTTCTTAATTCCGTTAAGTATGTTGTGTGTTTTAACAGCTATTTGTGCAAACTCCATTTTATTACAAAGCTCAAAAATCGATTTAACGTGTTCGTAAAGTTGTATGAATGTTGCGCCATATCCTACCTCTAATTGTAGTTTTTCATACATACGGTAACGCTCAAAGCTCATCGACTTGCGTATATGATACGTTTTTCCGTTAGCCTCGAACTTCTTTTGATTCAGATCAATTACAATTAATTGTCCAGTTTCTTTTTCAGGTTGCTTAATAGCCATGTAATTATTATTGATGAACAGATAAAAAATAAATGCATTAAAACATTATAGCACGAATGCCAATACCATAAATAAGTCCAACACGCTAACTGACCCGATACACATTTTGAACATCCGATTAACGGCTTATTGATATACTCCGGAAGGTTTACCAAAAGCCTGAATAACGGATTTAAAATTTGTCCGGGTTCAGTTAAAAGTTCAGCGTAAACAAACGCGATTATAGATATTTTAATTGCTAATATCATTTTTCTTCACATTCAGTTTCTGCTCCTAAATCAAAGTCGTTAATGCAAGCCTTTGAGATAGTAAATTGAATTGTTATGTCCAATGCGTAATAATCAAAAGGATACATTAAATACTGAATTACGGTCTCATCGTAAGTGTACTTCCCGAATATAGCAGAAGTCTTAGGAGCTTCAGATATTGAAGTGATTTGAATATTCTTAAACTCACCCGAATTAAAACGACCGGACGGCAAAGCGTTTATGATTTGTAAAACTGCCTTTGAAGAAATGCTACAATCTGTTTTACCTAGTTTCTTTAAGTTCAACCAACCAACTAAACGAACTTTGCTTTCAAAACGGAAATCTCTTTGGGTAGAGGCAATCGTACCCACTCCGTTATCTTCAAAGTAGTGTATTGACTTAAACTTTGAGTTAGGTACTAAATCGGTATGTTTTTTTGATGCGGTTGTGCAATCTTTATAAGAGGTATTGCAATCAATAGGGTAAACTTTTTTAATAGGCTTTTCTTCCGTTCCTGTTACAAAAGACAAAGGTCTAACAACGCTCGATAATCTCTCAACGAAATTAAGCGGGCTTATGTAAGAACCTAATATTGTACCTATCTCGTAGTTCATTTAAAATCCGGCTTTATTTATAATTTTTTGCAATTGTGCATCGTAGTCTTCTTTTAAAATCTTCACTTCAGCTTCAGATGGTTTAAGGAAGTCGCCTATCAATTCAGCGTTTCCAGACATCTTGCTTTTTGTTAACGTGTCAGAACCTCCAACTATCACTTCATATCCGTTTGCCGTTGCTCCGGTTTCTATTACCAAAGTCTTTCTCCACATATCTCCGCTTAGCGTTAAGTTCCTATGCGATACAGCTCCGGCCCCCTGCTTT